CCCCAGCCCGCCCCCAAATACCCGAACGCCCCGTCGAGAACGTGATCAGGAGCCTTTGATGAGCGTCCCGCGGTACGGCCAACCGCTAGCACCCCGCGAGACCGAGATCCTCCAGCTGGTGAGCCAGGGCCTCAGCTACGGCGAGGCGGCACGGCAAGTCCGGCCGCAGATCTCGGAGAACACCGCCAAGGCGCACATGCAGCGAGTCCTGACCAAGCTCGGCGCCCACCACGCACCGCACGCGATCTACCTCGCCTGCCAGGCCGGGATCCTCGACGGCCGGCCGCAGCGTCACGGAGACCACGCCGGCTACATGGCCCACGTCCGGAGGGGCGATCCGCCCTGCATGCCCTGCAGGGCGGGTGAGCGTGAATACCGCAGAGGGCGACGACGGTTGAGCCGGGCGACGAAGCTACCGGTGGGTTAAGTAGCTGGGCGATTGAACCCCTCCCTGGAGGAATCAGTCCAGGGTCAACCCGCTAGCCCGTCCAGTGCGCCATAGGGCGCCCGGACGGGGGTGTTAGGCCGCTACCCAGAACCCCGAGAAGGGAATCGATTGATGCCACTGCCCTACGAGGCTGCGACCGTCTGCAAGTTGCAGGACTGCACCCACCCAGTGAGACGGAACAAGAACGGTGTGGGCCTCGGCTACTGCGCCAGCCACTTGGGAAAGGTCGGCGGACAGTTCCGGAAGGTCGGGGAGCGCAGAGTCGCACCCGACGGATACGTGACTGTGAAGCTTGCTGACGGCCGGATAGTCGGAGAGCACCGAGCCGTCATGGAGGAGATTCTCGGGCGCCCCCTACAGCGGGGGGAGACAGTGCATCACATCAACGGCATCCGTGATGACAACCGAGCCGAGAACCTTGAACTCTGGTTCTCGCCGCAGCCCTACGGGCAACGCGTCCAGGATCTTCTTCGCTACGCAACAGCGCACCACAGAGCCGCCCTCCTAGAGCTGCTCGCTGACGAGCCGCTCGGCAGCACCGAGGGACGGTCGGCATGACTGAGCCCGCTCCCGACCCCCGTGCTGTCCTCCTCGACACCATCACCACCGCCATCAACCGGGCCGGCTACTGGCTCGCCATCGAAGGCCGCCGCGCCATCGCCGACGCCGTACTCGCCGCAGCCGAGCAGCAGCGAGTCCGGGCGGAGATCGCCGAAGCAAGAACCCGCGAACTTCACGCCGTCCTCGACGAAGTCCTTCGCCAGTTCGTCCATAAAGGCCACCCCGGCGAACCCTGCCTGCAAACCAGCTGGATCAGCGAACGCACAGTCCAGCGCTGGCGCGACACCCTCCACAACCCCAAGGAGCAGCCGTGACCCGCCCCCTCGCCGTCGGCGACGTCATCCACGGCTTCGCCCACGGCGCCTTCGGCCGCGACCACTACCACTGCGTCCGCATCGAAGCCGTCGGCCGCGACTGGATCGTCGCTCGCGACCCCGACCGCGACGACGAAGGCCACCCCAGCTTCACCTCCGGCCGCCGGTCGCTCGAGCTCTGCCAAGAAGCCCGCGACGAACCGTGCCCCAACGACTGGCCCTGCCCCATCACCGAACAACGCCCGCCGCTCACCACCGCCTGACCGTCCCGCCCGCACCGCCGCAAGGAGAGCCGCCGTGTTTGACTGCACCGCCTGCGTCATCTGCAACCACGACCTCTGGGACGACGAGCTCGGGCGCACGATTTGCCGCCCCTGCGAACAGCGCCTCGACAGCACGCTCCGCTCCATCGCCGGCCCCTCCGGCCTCTACGCCCGCCTCTGCCTCCGCACCCAGCCGGGCAAGCGCGCCGGCGGCCCCGCAGTCTCCGGCACCCGCGGCTCCAAGATGCCGCCCAGCGAGGAAGTGCTCAACCTCGTGGCGAACGGCGGAATCGTGAGCGAACTCGAATCGTGGGTCGAAGACTGGGCCACCTACGGGCTAGCCACCATCGGCACCGGCGGCCGACTTCAGCACCGCGTCGACCAGGCAGTGCGAACCCTGCGACTCAACCTCACGCAGGCCGCCCAACGGCACCCAGCTCTCGACGAGTTCAACCGCGAGACCTGCCGGATCACCAGCCGATGCAAGACGATCATCGACGGCGAGAAGGCCCCCATACGCCTCCGCGCGCAATGCCCCTGCGGCCACGCCGTGCCCTTCACCCTGAACACCGACGGCGAGACCTGCCGAGGCTGCGGCACCCAGTACGGACACGGCGAGATCATGCGGCTCCAGCTCGCCGAGAGGAGGGCCGCGGCATGAGCGATGACCAGCCCATCGAGCACGTCGGCAACCAGATCCCACTGCTCACCGGCACCGACGGACAGGTCTACATCCCCGCCGACGTGGTCGTCGCACTCCTCCGCGGCATCGCCAGCTCCTGCACCAACCTCGCCGACGACCCCGAATGCACCCTCCGTGGCGCTGCAGCCGCCATCGACCTCGAAGCCGACGCCATCGAATGCCGCGCCATCATCCAGACCCGGTGACCTACCCGGCAGAAGGCCGCGGCGTAGACCGATTCAGCCGTATGCTGCCGCCTCGCCCCAATTCCACGGGAGAGCAAATGATCGAGGTCGTCCCCTACAGCGGTCCGCCAGAGGCCATGAACTGCCCGGCCATCATCTGCGACGCATGCCGGCGCCAAGTCGTAGGCAAGGGCAACATCGTCTGGGCCTACAAGGTGGTCCACAACGACGATGAACTCCGCCAGCAGTCCCCGGTCTTTGCGGCACACAAAGGGTCATGTGACCGCGGCCTCGACCTGTGGCTGAAGAAGCAGTACGGCAGCGGCTGGATCATCATGTGGGAAGAGCTGGGGACCTACCTCCGTCAGCTCGCCTACAACGCAGAGCACGCCTTCGAGGACGACAAGAATGGCGAGTACCACCAGCTGATCATTAAGCAGCCGGCGAACGACCCGCACACCGAGATTCCAGACCCGCCAGTCAGTCGCTAGGCAGCCGCCCTGCCAGGTCCGCTGCGAGCTGGCCGGCAGCCCGACCCCGCGGCGTGATGTCCAGCGACTCCAGCAGCCGCAGATACCCCACCGCCTCCCGCGCCTCCGCCGCCGTCAACAGCGGCAGACGAGGATCATCCGGGTAGTCGCCCGTAACCGGCTCGGTGAAAGTCTCGTAGTCCACGACAGGACAACCGACGACGATCACCGAAGGACACGATGAGGCCCAGCCCATCGCGGAACTGCCAACCCTGATCGTTAGAGGGCGATCAGTAGCGGCGAACGTCAGCGCCGAACCTTAGCGGGCTAAAGTTCTGCGCTACGGTGGAATCACGAATGGTGATTCCACCGGAGGGCCAGGATGAGCAGCGAACCGTGGACGATCGAACGGATCTGCGACGCTCTCGGGAACCCGGCCATGACCCAGCGCTTCCTCGGCCAGATCAACCGCGCACCAGCGCACGAACTCCTCACCGTCTTCGCGAAGTGGGAGCGGATCGCCAAGGACACCGTCGCCGCAGTCGAACGGGGCCGTGACCTGGCTTCATACGACGCCCGCGGGGCAGAACTCCCCGGCGAGTGGAGCGACGCCACGGACAGCATTCAGGCCACCGCCGACCGGATCCGGTCCCGCGGCGCCGCCTAACCCGATCGGCTCTTCGTACTGTCGGCCACCCGCTACGCTGTGTGGCGGAAGGATCACTGTGTAGTCGGCGCCCCAGTGATTTCGCCGCACCTCAGGGTGCCCGGAAACCGAGGACGTCACCGTGCAGTACCGGCTCAAGTATGACCCGGCCGCCGAAGCCGTGCACGAAGCGATGCCGCCCGGCCCCAGCGAAGCACTCACGCTCGCCCTCGCAGCCGCCTGCGACAACCCCATCGCCGCCACACAGCCCTACGGCGAAGACGACGGGGTCATCCGCACACTCGTCACCGACGAAGCATTCGCCGTCCTCCTCATCGGCGACACCCTCAAGACGGTGACCGTCCTCCAGATCAGCTACTACGGCTGACAGCCGACAGCGCCGAAGAGCACGTGCCATGATCCCCGCATCGCTACCAACCGTGGGGGCACCATGCGCTTGACAGCCGCAGTACGACAGCAACTGCTCGACCAGAACGAAGGCTTCGAAATCACGATCCCCACCACGCTGAAGAACCTCACCGTGTACACGACGTACCGGATCACCGGCGGGCAGCTGTACATCCGCTCCAGCGGCAAGACCTCCTGGGCAGACAGCAGCTTCGCAGAGCCCTACGCCCCCGCCACCAGCGACCAGACACACCGGTTCCTGTACGCGTACAAAGGCCGGCTCAACACCGAGGGACTGTAGGCGGACCCACGCCAGGACACGACGAAGCCCGCCACCCCTTTGGGTGGCGGGCATCGCTGCGTTTGAGGTCAGGCGGCCGGGCGACTGCCGTACATCCGAACGATGCTCTCGTACCGCTGCCGTCGGGTGGCCTCGACGAGCAGCGACTGCTCCTCGGTCGGCTGCTGCCAGCTACGCGCTTCGTAGGCCCGTGCGGCCTCTTCCCATACCCGCTTCGGCCCCCAGGGCTTGGTGCCGTCCAAGCAGCTCATCGTCGAGTTGCACCGGTCGCACAGCATGCCGCGGATGAACCTCACCCCCGCGCCTTGGAAATGATCCACAACGAGCCGCCGGCCGCCCGTCTCCTCTTCGGCCGTACCGCAGAGTTCACATCGGCCTGCTGCGCGAGCACGCAGCTCGTCGTACTCGTCACAGGTCAAGGCGTGGTGAACGAAGTGGTGGCAGGTCTTGCCGAGGGGGTGGTGGCGAGTCTCGGTCTGCCTCGTCGGGCCCTTGATCACGACTGCACCTGCCCGTACTGCCACGTGCTGCCGGTGCCGCGATACTCCGAGACAGGGATGGGCTCGACGCCGGGGCGCATCTTCGACCGGTACAGCTCGCCGTGCAGGTGGTCGACCTCGTGGGCGACGAGTCGGGCGTGTCCACGTTCGAAGATGGTGATGCGCTGCTGACCGTCGATGTCCGTGTGCTCGACGCTGATCGACATGGGGCGGGGCACCATCCCGCGGACGTCGAAGAAGCTCAGGCACCCTTCGTACTGTTCGTCGAAGCCGCCGCCGTCCTCGATGATTCGAGGGTTGAACAGGGTGATCGATTCGCCCTCGGGGGTGCGAATGATCGCGGCGGCACGGTTGATGCCGATCTGCGGGGCTGCGATGCCCATGCCCTTGCCGAAGTTGTGAACGCCGGCCGCGCGGTCTGCCGCCGAGTTCAGCTCGGCCACGACGCGGCGCGCGTCCTCGGCCTCGTCGGGCAGGGAGAACAGTCGGGCAGGCGTCGTGAGGATCGGGTCGCCCTCCTGGACGATTCCGATTGCCGCCATGCGTGCGCTGGCCGTGTCGGCGGTTCCGTTCAGATTCGGCTCCTTGATCGCTTTGGCCCGGAACTTCCACTCCAGGCGGTATCGGGCGTGAAGGGGTGGTTCGTCGATGCTCCAAGAGAACACGCGCCGCCCGTCCTCCGTGGAGGAACGGATCGGATTGCGGAAGGGCCCGCCGGTGGCGGTCATCGTGGTCTCGGTGCCCCAGACCGCGGGCGCCAGTTCGGCCGGGAAGTCCAGTTGGACGCTGATGCGCTGCGTCGGTAGGCGCACGGCCCGTTGGAACCAGGTGCCCCATTTCTGGTCCGAGACGGTGTAGCTGTACTCCAGCCACGCCGACTCGCCGGGGTAGAGCGGGTATCGGCCGTCCTCGTTCTCGAAGAGCAGCCATAACTCCTTGAAGGCGTCCCGGTCGTGCTGCACGCGCCAGCCGATCGGCTCGCCGTCGATGCTGGCGCCGAGGTCGATCTCTTCCCAGGTGAGCGGGTTCTCGCGGTAGTGCTGGTTCGACCGCTCTGGGTCGCCGGGATAGCGGTCGACCGAGATGCGGATGAGGTAGCTGGTGATCGGCTCGCTGCCGCCGTTGAACAGCCGGCGACGCTGCGTCGCCCGGTACGTGCTGCCGTCGTAGTACAGCGACGTGTCCTCGTGCTCGACGACAAGGCTCGTCGACGGCTCGGGCGCCGCCGGTTGACGCGGAGGCGCCTCGGCCCGCGGCTTGGCGCCAAGCGCCTGGAATGCCCGGCGAAGCGCGCCGCCGGCCCGCAGCTCCCTGTCGGCCGCTTCGGCGAACTCCCGTGAAGGCCGCTGCTGCTGGCTCTCGACCTTCGAGATATACGAAGGCGTGTAACCGACGACCGTAGCGAGAGCCGACTGAGACATGCCGCGCACGTCACGCCACCTCTTTAGCTCGGCAGCGAACTCTTCCAGTAACGCGCGATCGGCCATCGCGTCCCCCTGTGAGTGTGAGTGAACGGTGAGTGATCGACTCTCAGTCTGCCGTCACACGGCCCAGCAGCGATGTCCTGATCTCACACGGCGGGAAGGCCCCGTCGCAGAGATCTGAGCAAAGGTGATCGCGTTGGGCTCGGTGGGGCTACTTGGAATCGGCAAAGAGCTCGGCCGGCGGCCTCTCGGGAAGCTCGTCCGTCTCGTGCGTCAGCCATCGGAGGAACGCGCAGATGTGCGCGTTCAGGCTGGAGTCCAGAGCTTCGACCCCTCGCTTGGCCTCTTTGAAGAGGTCAGGGTCAGGGCGGTAGGTGCGCGTCTGGTGCTTGTGGACTCCGGGCATGGCGAAATACTCGCATGTGGATTGCCACCGGGTCCAGTGATGTGGCAAGGTGGCGGACGTCCACCAGGGGGCGCCTTCCACCGGCCTCTGAGGGCTGACGCATTGCGCCTCGACCCGGGCTTCCACACACCGGGCCGAGGCAACGACCGAACACCTTGCTCTACCAAGGAGTGGTCATGACCCATGTTGTCATGCGTACCAACACGGACGCGAACGCCTCCGTGATCAAGTCTTCTCCGCTCACGATCGGCCGTCTTCTCTCGGCTCCGCTTCCGGAGCTGCTGGAGACGTCGGGTGCCGAGATCATCGACTCGTCGATCACCGACGCCCACTTCTACGGCGCAGCTGTCCAGCACCGTAACGGGCGCATCCATCTGCACCTGCCGACCAACAGGTCCGCCAGGGAGCGCGACCTGATGGCCCGCACGCTCGTCGGCCGGCTGTTCGCCGAGAACTACGGCGGTGCCCTGTGAGCGCCCCCACGGTCGAGGCCACCGTCCCGGCCCCGCAGCGTCGCCTCGTCGCAGCTGGCAAGAAGTTCGGCGCCGGCCGTATCGCCTGGTCGTACCCGATGTCGCAGGCCGACATCGACGCCCACGCCTCCAGCTCCTTCGTCAGTCCGTCCGCTCTGACCGATGAGGAGCGCAAGGAGCTCTCGGACAAGGTCCGCGAGGCGAACAAGCGCAGCACGCGCCGATGAGCACGTACCTCGGCTCGATGCCGACTTCGCTGCTCAACGACCGGCAGATCCGTCCGACCGAGTACCGCAAGTGGCGGCACGCGGTGGAGCGGTTCGAGTGCCGCGACAAGGACCGCAAGATCCTCGCGGACCTGAAGGCGTCGATCCCGCAGCACGGGCTTCGCAAGCCGATCCTTCTCGGTATCGACGACCAGCACCACGACGTGTACGTCGCCGACGGGCACCACCGGTCGGTCGCCGTCATGCAGCTGGGTGTCGAGACCTTCCCGTTCCGCTGGTGCTGGCTTCGAGCGTGGTCCGTCGACCACCAGCACGCCCCGTTCCCGTACCACCTGCTGGGCCTGTAGCCCACTCCCATACCGCCGGGGTCGGCAGTCCACCCCCGCCCGCCGGCCCCGGCACCCCATCCCTTCCACCTCTGCCACGAGGAGATCTGTCATGTCTTTCTTCCGTACCCGCAAGCCGAAGTCCGCCCCGCAGCAGCCTTCCCGCGAGGCTGTCGCCGCCGGTCTCACGACGTTCGCAGCCGATCTGCTGGCCGGTGACCTCCTGGCTGTCGACTCGATCGGGCCTCTCGGTGAGATGCCGATGGACGCCCGGGAGTGGGCTGCGTACCCCACGGACCCGTACCGGATGGAGCGGCTCGCCCACTTCGGCGGCCCGTCCGCCGACGAGCTTCCCGACACCGCAGCGGCCACCGAGAACGCCGCCACCCCCCGCTAACCCCCCACCCCGCAGACCTGAAGGAGTTCCGCCATGTCGCTCACCCTGATCCCGTCCGATGGCCCGTCCGAGCGTGCGCTGGCCGAGGCCGAGGCCGCTGTCCGTGCCGGTGTCGTATCCGACTACGTGACCGCCGTCCGGACCGGGGACCGGCTCGCCCAGCTGGCCGCCGAGTACCTGGCCGGCCAGATCGACCGCTCCACGCCCGACGGCCCCCGTCTCCTCGACGAGCTCGCCGGCCTCAACCAGCCCGCCGCAGCCTGACCCTCTGGAAGGAGCCCGCCATGGGCCTGTTCAGCCGCAAGTCCGAGCCGAAGGGCTACCAGCCCACCGATGCCGAGATCCGCAACGCCGCCAAGAAGCTCAACGCTGGCAGCCAGGACGCCGCGTACAACCTCACCGCCCACTCCGGGGACTACCGCCAGCAGACCGCTATGCGCATCCTCGCCGCGTCCGTCGACGACTCCGAGGAGTCCTGATGGGCAACGTATGGCGCGACGCCCGCAGCATCGCCGACCTCGGCCAGAACATGGCGCTGTGGCTGGAGGGCCGACTCCCGGCATGGCCCGGCTACGACGGTCCGTTCGGGCAGGAGGAGGAGAACGGCGCACGCCACCTCGTCCCCACCCTGATCGCCCTGAACCGGGCTGGCTTCGTCACGGTCAGCAGCCAGCCCGCCACCGTTGACCGCTACGGCCGGCAGCGCGCCTGCGTCGAGGGCATCGTCCACGACCACAACCCGATCCTCGGCCGCCTCCTCGCCCTGCAGCAGCAGGGGTTCACCGTGGCCCGCGGCTGGCCGAAGCGCCAGATCGTGCTCACCGAGGACAACGGCCGCCCCTTCACCACGATCGGCGGCTGGCGGATGCGCCGCGACACCGTCCACTACTTCTGGCGAGGCGTCGGCCACCGGGCGATCCGCGAGGTGAGGCAGCACGGCGCCATGGTCCACGTCATCGACATGACCTGGGGCCGCGACGACCGCCTGTGGCCCGCCCTGATGGGAGCGGTCCGGTGATCGTCAACTGGCAGCAGGCCATGCGGCCCGCCTTCGCTTTCGCCGTCTTCGGATGCCTGGCCTTCGTGTTCGGCGCAGACGTCTCGCTCCTCTGGCGCATCGTGCTCGTCGCCTCCGCGGCGGCCGCAGTCGTCGCCAGCAGCGTCGAGGCGCCGCCGCCGACCATCCGTCTCGTCAAGCCCTCCACCATCCCCACCCAGCGCACAACCGGAACCTGAAGGGATTGATCACCGTGAGCACCTCGTCCATCGAGAAGGTCAACGGCACCAAGCTGCCTGAGACCTCGCACGCCGAGTCGTGGGCGCGGGCCGGCATCGCGGATGCCGAGGCCGAGGCGATCCGTGCCCGTACCGCCGCCGAGATCGAAGAGCGCCGCATCAAGGCCCAGGCCGAGGCCGACGCCATCAGGGCCACTGCGGCGGCCGAAGCGGAGAAGCTCCGCCTCGCCAACGAGCGGGCCGCCCTGCGCTTCGAGCGGGAGAAGGCCGAGCAGCTCGCGAAGATCGCCGAAGCGAACCGGGTCCGGGAGGCTGAGGAGCGAGCCGCTGACGAGGAGCGGAAGGCTGCCGAAGCTGCCCTGCAGGAGCAGGCCGCGGCCGAGGAAGCGGTCGACGCTGCGACTGGCCGGTGGCGGAAGACGGCCAAGGGCTTCTACGCCCTGTGCGCCGCTGTCGCTCTCCCCGTACAGATGGCCGCCTTCTACAAGCCCGGCGCCGAGTACCTGCTCGTCGCCCCGGTCTTCATCGAGCTGATCGCACTCGTCGCCCTCGTTGGCGCCGCGGCCGCCGTGACCGCCGGACGCCCGCACTGGCACTACCGACTCGTCGCCTGGGGTGGTGCCCTCACCGCCGCGACGATCAACATCGTCCACGGCCTGGATGCGTTCGACCCTGCCACCGCCTTCGGGACCGCGCTGGCCTCGATCGCCGGCCCCGGCATGTGGGACCTCCACGAGCACGGCCGGATCGCCCGCCGCGACGGCGCCCCGACATGGCGCCAGCGGAGGGCGGCGAAGAAGGCCGAGAAGCAGAACGCCGTTCAGAAGGCCGCCGAGGAGAAGAAGGTGGCCGCAGAGAAGGCCGCTGCCCTGAAGGCAGCCGAGGAGATTGCGGCGAAGCTCGCGAACGACCGGGCCAAGCACTTCCCCAAGGTGTGGGAGCACGCCGTGAAGCTGGCCGCAGCGCTCGGCGAGACGGCTGTCACCGAGGCCATCTGGAAGCGTGCGCACAACGACATCGAAGGCACCGATCCGAGCGAGTCTGTCGACATCATTCGAGGTCGTAACGCCGCCGCGCGCAGGGTCGTAGCGGCCCGCTCCGAGGCGCCGGGCGAGAAGCCTGTCAAGGCCGCAAACGCCCAGCGTGTGATCCAAGTGAAGGCGCCTGCGAAGCGGTCCTCGTACAAGCCCGTTCCGCCTCGCCGGAAGCGCAACGACACCCCCAAGTTCCACCCCGTCGCGCGGGCCCTCGCGGCCGACGCAAAGCGCCAGTCCAACGTCGCATCCGAGGAGCAGTCGTGAGCACCGCCACCCACGCGCAGCCGCCCGCCGGTGACCGCCCCAACCTGACCCTCGTCAAGGAGAACGTCGACCAGCCCGTCGAGGGCACGGTCGTCGAGCACCAGGGCGCCACCCTCGCCACCCGGCCGGAGTGGCTGACCGCCGCACAGGACCACGTCCTCGCCAACCGGATGTACGCCCCGTGGATCGCCCGCGGCTACTGGCGGCTCGCCCGCAAGTGGTTCGACGGCTACCGCGACGACTACCCGCAGATGATCGCCACGGCCAAGGCCGACCGGAAGGCCGCCAAGGGGGACGCGGTCGCCGAGGCCAAGAGCCACAACCTCGTTCGAGACCGCCGCGCTGCCTACCGCAAACACCGCCTCCTCTACGGACTCAAGACCAGCGGCTGGGCCACCGTCGCGGGGGCGGGCGTCACCGTCACCACCATCGGCGCCCCCCTGCTCGACATTCCCCTCGCGCTTGCCGCCCTCGGCGTCGGCGCCTGGAACGGCCGGCCCCGCGCCACGGAACAGCAGAACCTCCTCGCACCTGGATCTGCGGCATCCGGCATCGCCCCCGCCCCAGGAGACGAGAAGATCCTGGCCGCCCTGAAAAAGCTGGGCTTCGACGCCGAGATCATCCAGCCGATGACCCGCCACGGGCAGAGCAGCACCTACACCATGGTCGTCGACCTCGACGACACCGTTACCGCCCTCAAGAGCAAGACCGAAGCCCTCGCCGGCGCGCTGAAGCGAGACGTGCCCATGGTTGATGTCAGCAAGGGCGCACACGCCAACCAGGCACAGATCTGGATGTCGGATACCGATCCGTTCGAGGACACCCGTCCCTCCCCGCTCATCCAGGCCCCCGGCCCGGTCGACGCCTGGAAGGACGGCGTGCCCGTCGGCTGGGGCAAGCGCGGCAACACCGTCCGCCTGCTCATCCGCAACCAGCACACCCTGATCGGCGGCACCACCCGCTCCGGCAAGGGTGTCGGCATGGCTAACCTCCTTGTGGGTGCCGCCATGGACCCCCGCATCAACCTGCGGATCGTTGCAGGAAAGGAGAACGGCGAGTTCGACGCTCTTGGTCGCGCGGGAGTTGCCGCCACCTACTTCAAGCCCGACCCGACACGACTCCTCGCCCTCACCGACGCGCTGATCGCCGACATGGACCGCCGCAACCGGCTCCTCGGTGAACTCGGCAAGTCGAAGATGACCGAGGACACGATCATGCGACTCGGCGGAATCGAACTGGTCGTCATCGACGAGGTCGCCACCTACACCAGCCCCGGCAGCCACGACGACCGCGACCAGCTGCTGGAGAACCTAATGAAGATCGCGGCCGTAGCGGCTGGTGCCGGGATCCTTCTGGTTCTCACCACTCAGCTGCCCCAGGTCGACGTCATCCCCACCCGCCTGTCGATGAACTGCGGCACGAAGTGGGCCATGAAGGTCGACAGCGGGACCCAGTCGAACACGATCCTCGGCTCCGGCCTCGCGGGATCTGGCGGCCCGGACGCCTCCAAGTTCGACCCGCCGCGGCCTGGACTCGGCTGGCTGAACAACCCGTTCGCCGGCGGCACCGACCTCGCCCGGTCCTTCGACCTCGACGAGGACGAGCGTGGTGAGGTCACCCAGCTGATGAAGTACGCCGCCAAGCTCCGCGACGACGCCGGGCGCCTGGCTGGCCAGTGGGACGACCCGATCGAACAGTGCCTGATCGTCGGGACCGGCCTGTCGTCAGCCGCCGGCGGCCCGGACCGCAACGGTAGGCCCGGACGCATCGGTGGACTCTCCGCTGACGAGCTGCTGGTCAACCGGGCGATCGAAGTCATGGAGCGGGCAGGCGTGGACCGGATGCGCCCCGAGCCGCTCGCCGAAGCCCTGCGCGAAGAGTGGGGCTACCCGGATCTGACCGTCGACCAGCTCAAGAAGCGGCTGAAGGATGCGGGCGCTGGAAGCCCCGTGCCGCTCGGCGAGATCGACGGAATGGCCAACCCTCGCGGTTACAAGCTCGACGCGCTCCAGCGCCTGTAATGCCCTGATCGTCCCCCTGCTCGGGCCTGCTCGCGGGTGCTAAGCCGCAGGTCAGGCCCTGCTCGCTCCTCCGCTCGGCCTTGCTCGGCGACTGCTCGCGAGCATCCCCCGAGCAGCTCCCCGAGCACCTCTGACCTGCGACGGAGCGGCACCGCACTGCCATCGAGCACCCGAAATCACCCGAAACATCCCACCCCTGAAGGAGAACCCGATCATGGCACTCAAGCCCGTCTACAAGGCCACCCGCGGCGACAAGAAGCGGCTCATCGAAGACGTCAAGCCCGGCGACATCCTCTACACCGTCCACGACGTCGCCGACCGCTACGTCACCGGCAAGGGTGCCCACGGCTACGAAGACGCCCAGCTGTACAGCATCCACATCGTCACCGCCGACCGGTCCTGGCCCAGCGGCCACCTCATGACCTGCTCGCCGCACTCCACCAGCGGACGCGGCGAGGAGGGCGTCGGCCAGCTCCTTACCCGGGAACGCGAGGTACTCACCCAGCAGCCGGCTGGCATGCGGAACATCGGCGACAACCCTCGCGCCATCGTCAACGCGGAGAAGCTCGCCGAGCGCATCGCCCGCCTCCACGCCGAAGAGGTCGCAGCCAACCGGGCCAAGAAGGCCGCGAAGGAGCCCGTCGGCGCCGGGGCCGGCAAGAAGCGCGGCTGGTTCTGACGGCTGCCCGATCCGCCCGACCCGAACGGGCGGTGAGGGGAGCCGGGACAGACCCGAGCCCACCACCCAAGGAGACACCCATGGCCCACCGCACAGACAAGCAGCTCGCCCAGATCGCCACCGGCGCCGCCCGCACCGCCGCCGGAGACGCAGCCCGCACCCGCGATCTCCTCCTCGCCACCGGACTCACCGACGACGAGCTGCGCCGGGCCCTGTTCTACCTGGAGAGCAACCGGCCGCTCCTCGGCCGATGAAAGCGGGGGCGCCCCTACCCGCCTGGACAGCAACAGGGGCGCCCCATCCACCCTCCGCGCGCTCGCGCACACAGAAGGAACCCCCAGATGACCACAGCCACCCTCACGCCCGCCACCCTCGACCAGGCCGCCGCCCGACTCGTCAACGCCACCCTCGTCGACGCCCAGTTCGACAGGATCGCCGCCGGCTACCAGCGCACCGCCCCCGCCAACCGCTCTGCCCGAGGACTCGTCACGATGACCGTTGACGAACTCGTTGCCGCAGCTGGCATCAGCCAGCACGGCACCCGCCCCGCCGTCGACATCCGCCTCCCCGGCCGCCTGGCCCGGATTCTGCCGGATCGGGCCTGGCGTGGTTACGACGCCTCCCACCCCGCGTCAACCCAGATGCACGTCGCTGCCGCCGTACTTCGCGAATGGGGCTGGCAGCAGGCCCCGCACAAGCTCCGCGACCGCCGCGGCCGCCGCTGCATCTGCGGCGCCCTCTGCGCCGCCGTGAGCCTCGGAGTCGGCAGCGTCCCCACCGCCCACACCGCCGCCGGCCACATCCTCACCGAACTCCGCCACCGCGGATGGAAGGGCCTCATCGGCGACTGGAATCAGGCATCAGGCCGCACCGCCCAGCAGGCCATCGAGCTCGTCGAAGCAGCCGCACGTCGGGCCGAAGCCGCCGAAAGGAACAACCGATGACCAGCCTGCGCTTGACCGTCACCTACTGGCCGGCCTTGTACATCGGCAAGCGCGTCCGCCCAGCCCTCGCACTCCACCGAACCCCTGATCCGCACTGCCCCGACTGCGACGGCTGCGGATACACCGCCTACGAGATCGATTGCGCCGACGAAGCGCCCTGCCACTGCACGCCGGAGCAGCCTCTAGTCGCCCTCCCACTGCCTCGAGCCGTAGGACGGGCCGTAATGCGCTACTGGAGGGCCCAAGCCCGTCCCCGATTCACCTGCTGGTTCTGCGGCGCGGACAACCCGAAAAGCGCCGGTAACCGCTGCGGATTCTGCAGCCACGACCAGCGGCGCTAGCCCGCCCGGCCTCCGCCCACCTCGACGGGGGCCTTCGGCGTAGCCCGAGCCATCCACCGGCCAGTCCCCCGAGACTCCATCGGCCGCATCGCCGGCACCAGCCCGAAATCCCGGCACAGCCGCTCCAACTCCCGCTCGCACTCCGCCCGCGAATCCGCCTGAACCGAGAACACAGTCGCCATAGAAGCAGTGTGGCGGGCCGGCTGATTGGGCGCAGGCCAACGGCGCTGTCAGTACCCCCTGGGAGCATTGAACATGGCCCGACTCGTAGTTCAGCCGCCTCCGTGGAGCAAGAGAAACGTGGGCGACCGCATTCCGCATGCAGACAAAGTCGACCCGGATGACCCGGCACGGGCGAGCATCCTCATCACCCTCAACGCCATGGTGCAGGCTGGCGTGGAGATAGACGACCGCGCAGTCGAGATCGCTACGCAGCTCGGACGCTGGCGCTCTGAGCGGGCGATCAGCGAAGCGGATGTAGCTCCCGGAGATGTTCCACGCTGGCAGCGAAGAGGCCGCGAGAGCGACATCGACCGTTCCGCATGGGTCTACTACGTCCGCTGCGGCCACTTGGTGAAGATCGGAACCACGACCGACCTAGCAACGCGCTTCACGGCCATTCGCCCCAACGAAGTCCTCGCCCTCGAACCCGGCAGCCTAATTCTGGAGAACGAGCGCCACCAGCAGTTCGCTCATCTACGGGCCAGCGGCGAGTACTTCCACCCTGGTGCAGAGCTGCAGCAGTGCATCGAGCAACTGCGCCGGGACTATGGGCCGCCGAAGTGGGAGGGCTCGATCGTGCCAGATGGCCAAGACTGGCTGTCCGGCAAGGGTTGACAAGAGCTGCTTGTAGCGGATCGGGAAATACCGTAATCTCAGAATCCGATGGTGGAACACCCATCCCACGTGCCACCGAAGCCCCTGCCGAGTGCGGGGGCTTCTGCGTTAGGGGGTTCTTGTGCCGGCCTTCGAGAATCCCGAGGACGTGCGCGACCTGTACCTGGCGGACCTAGGCAACATCTGGGACGCGGCTCGAATCGCTAACGTCAAGCCGGGCACCATTCGAGTCTGGGAATCCCGCGGCAAGATCGAGCGTGTGCAGCTCGACGGAGGAGAGCCGCTCTACCACCTTCCGACCGTGAAGCGGGCCTCCGAGGTGAAGGCGGGCCGCCCCAAGGCCGCCTAGACCTCCAGGCTTCGCTCGCGCCGCCTGATCGCCCCGATGCGCCCTGCTATCGGGGCTTGTCGTCCGCCCGCTACGGGCACATCCTGGCGTGGAGGTGCGGGCATGGTGACGATCCGACCCGAGGACTACGGCGCCCGGCCCGGCCAGGATGCCACTCAGGCCTTCCGTGCGCTGTTCGCCGACGTTGACAAGCGCCTCGTCCGCGATGCCGGCGGCGGTGTGCCCGTCGCGACGACCGACATCCTTCTGTCGGGCAGCTACACGGTGTCTGGCTCCATCATGCGGCCTGTCAAGGGCCGCGCGCAGGGATTGACGGTCCGCGGCATCGGCAAGCGTGCGTCCGAGATCGTCATGACCGGCCCCGAGCCGCTCCTGATCAACCAGGACCGGTGGATGGGCGTCCGCTGGCATGACGTCTCCTTCCGGTCGACGAACCCGAAGGCGTCGTACCTGTACAGCTCCAGCACTGGCGCCTGCCAGGACTGGGGCTGGACGAACTGCGAGTGGCGCGGCCAGTGGAGCTACGGCGTCGGCCTTGACGGGCCCCAGGCCAGCAACACGAACTCGGAGATGTTCTGGACGGCCTGCCACATCAACGGCAGCTACTCGGACGCGTTCCTCCGCATCGGGATGTCGCCGAAGTTCCCGCAGCAGGATCAGTTCCTCAACTACTGGTTCACGAACTGCAAGGTCGAGTACGACCACGGGGACTTCATCCGCGCCGACAAGGGTGGCTACATCAGCGTCGACGGCGGCTCCTTCATCATCAAGGGGCAGCGCCCCGACGGTGGCATCTCGCGCTTCTTCCACTTCCCGGCTGCCGGGCACTACGACTCGGTGCAGCACCTCAGCGTTCGCGGTGTGCGCTTCGAACTGAGGAATGCGGCTAGCAAGGTAATCGAATCGAAGTGGTCCGGTCACATCGTCTTCGACGGCTGCTCCGACACGGCGCTCGGCTTCCAGAAGCACTCGGCCGGTCTGGTGGCCCACGAGTACACCAACCCGGGCGTCATCGCCTACCGGAACTGTGACTTGGTCGGGAAGCACGGCTACCACCTGACGGCGACCAGCCCGAGACAGCGCATCATCTACGAGGCGTGCACCCGCAAGAACCACCGGACCCGCGCCAGCTTCCTCGCCATCGACGGCGCCCAGGCCGCAGCAGCACCGCCGATCATCCACGTTCACGACGCCGACGGCATCAAGTAGGAGGGCCGGCGGCCGGAGCCAGTTACTCCTTCGGTGCTCGCCACGGCCGGCTTTCACCTCCGGGGCGAAGCGTCACCTCGGGCTCCGGGCCAGTCCGACGCTGTCGAGCGGTCGCTGTGACGGCGCCGACCATCAATAGCGCGGCGACCGCGAACATCCACACCGTGTAGCCCGTCCAGATGCCGATGAAGACCAGAGCCAGGCCAGCCATGAACACGCCTGCTGCGGCGTCGGTCTTCGGCTTGTCCGCCATAACACCCCCAGGTTCGAGGGGCACACCGTAGCGACAGGGGGTGGCTCATGCCCAGACGAACAGGGTGGCGAGTGTGCTCAACCCCTGGTTGCCCCGAGTTCAGCCAGGGCGGTCGCTGCGATGGGTGCCGCTCCGAAGCCGAGCAAAGACGCGGCACCGCCCGGCAGCGCGGCTACGGCCGAGGGCATGAGACTCGGTTCAGGCCAGCCGTTCTGGCCCGCGATCCCCTCTGTGTGATCTGTCGCGCCAAGCCCAGCGTGCATGCCGACCACCACCCGCTCAGCCGGCGTGAGTTGGTTGCGCAGGGTCTCGACCCTGACGACCCGAAGCACGGCCGTGGTCTCTGCCAGCGGTGCCATGCCAGCGAGACAGCACTGCATCAACCAGGAGGGTTCTGCCAGTGACCAGCAGCAAGCCCAAGGCGAGCAGTACCGCGGTGAGCAAGCAGGCCGCGGTCACCTTCAGCCCCTACCTCATGCGCCGTCATCGCGAGCGGCTGGTCGACTGGCTGCGTGCGAACGGCATCGACATCGACACCGTCTCCTTCGATCACGCCATCCATGGTGAGGGCAACACGATCACCTATTGGTCCTTCGAGCTCGGCCCCGACGGTCGGCCGCTCGTGGACGAGGGGCCTGGCAGGCCGGCGGCCATGGTCGAGCGGACCGCACCGTGCTCCGAGCCGGCTCCTGACCTCACTGAAGGCAACGGCGGATCGAGCTGACCGTCACGGTGCGTGCACGGGCCCAGGGGGAGGCCCCCTCCGGGTGATCTCTGCCGGACCGCCGGGGAGGGCCGCGCCAGGTCGGTCAAGATCAAAATGTCCAAGTGGATCAAGAGGGGTCACGCAATGTGACACCCCGCTGAGTCGCGCAACGCGGCCGATGGAGTGATCAACATGGCGAGTGGAGGTGCGCGAGCACGCTCGGGACCGGCACCGGATCCGAACGCGCTGCGACGAGACCGCGACGCCGGCGAGTGGACGGTGCTGCCCGCAGATGGCCGCCAGGGCGCCACGCCCGACTGGCCGCTGAGCGAGCAGAGCCCCCGTGAAGCCGAGCTGTGGTCCAGCCTGTGGGCTAAGCCGCAGGCCATCATGTGGGAACGGTTCAGCCAGGAGCTGGAAGTCGCGCTGTACGTGCGCCGCTTCACCGAGGCCGAACTGATGGACTCCCGAGTCAACCTGTCGACACTAGTTCGCCAGATGGCCGACTCACTCGGCCTGACGACACCCGGCATGCGGGCGAACCGCTGGCGGATCACTGCCGAGGAACAAGCGCCGCCGAAGCCGGCCACTCGCGGCAGGACCGCGGCGGCCGCGAAGACGTCACGGTCGAGACTGAAGGTCGTCCCGGGCGATGGCGGCTGACGAGTTCGTCGTCGACTTCCCGACGCTGTGGGTCGCCTGTGACTGGATCGAGCGCCACTGCGTCGTCCCGGACGGCTTTCGCAAGGGCGAGCCGTTCCAGATGTACGACTGGCAGCTGTGGTGCACGGCGAACTTCTACCGGGTGAAGCCGAAAGCCCAGGTCGGTCAGCTCGCGCCGGCATTTCATTACCGCCGGTCTCAGTGCGTTGCCCCGCAGAAGACGGGCAAGGGCCCGTGGACGGCGTCGATCTGCGCGAACGAGGGTGTCGGGCCTGCGGTCTTCAACGGCTGGGCTGAGGGCGGGGAAGCCTACGACTGCCGTGCTCACGGCTGTGGGTGCGGCTGGATTTACGAGTACGAGCCCGGCGAGCCGATGGGCATTCCGTGGCCGACTCCTCTTGTGCAGATCACCGCATTCTCGGAGGAGCAGACGGACAACGTCTACCGGCCGCTGCAGTCGATGATCCGCTACGGCCGCCTTGGTGAGCTCATGCGGGTGGGCGAGCAGTTCATCCGTCTGCCGAACGACGGCCGCATCGATGTGGTCACCTCGAGCGCCCAGTCCCGGCTCGGTAACCCGGTCACGTTCGTCCTCCAGGACGAGACGCAGCTGTGGACGGTCGCGAACAAGATGGACCGGGTCGCCGACACTCAGCGCCGCGGCGCTGCGGGCATGGGCGGCAGGACGATGGAGACCACGAACGCCTGGTCACCTTCGGAGGCCTCGGTTGCCCAGCGCACGGCCGAGGCGAAGGTCAAGGACATCTTCCGGTTCCACCGGGTGCCGCCAGCGTCACTGAAGTACACGAACAAGGCAGACCGGCGGAAGATCCACCGCTACGTCTATGCGGGCTCCACTCACGTCGACCTCGACGCCATCGAGGCCGAGGCGCTGGAGCTGATGGAGACGGACCCGGAGCAGGCGGAGCGCTTCTTCGGTAACCGGGTCGTGTACGGCAAGGGCTCTTGGATGAGCGGGGACGCCTGGGACGTTCTCGCCGACCTGCGAGAGGTGCCGGACGGCACGATGGTCGTGGCCGGCTTCGACGGTTCCGACATCGACGACTACACCGCCCTCCGCCTGGAGACGCTCGACGGCTACCAGTTCACGCCGACCTACGGGCCAGACAGCCTGCCGACGATCTGGGACCCTGCCGACTTTGGCGGCCAGGTACCGCGTCTCGAAGTCGACGCCGCGATCGACGAGGTGTTCAAGCGGTTTGATGTGGTCCGCCTGTACGCGGACCCGCCGTACTGGGAGACCGAGGTCGACTCGTGGGCGGAGCGCCATGGAGAGAAGCGCGTGATCCGCTGGTACACGTACCGAACGGTCCAGATGCACGCCGCAGCCGAGCGGCTTCTGACGGACGTGAACAAGGCCGAGACCACCTTCCGCCACGACGGATGCCCCATCACCGCGACGCATGTGCGCAACGCCCGCAAGGCGGCCCGCACCGGCGGCCGGTATGTCCTGAGCAAGGCGAGCCCGAGCCAGAAGATCGATGCCGCCATTCCGTCGATTCTCGCCCACGAGGCCGCGGGCGACGTCGTCGCGGCCGGCCAAGCCAAGCCGAAGAGGCGCCGCGCCCGCGGCTTCTGACAGAGAGGGGGCGGGATGCCTCAGCCTGCTGTCCAGTCCCCTGAGTGGTGGCGTGACCGCCTGTACGACGCACTCTGTGTGCGGACGAAGGCTACGAATATCTTCGACGACTACTACGAGTGCGAGCACCCACTTCCGTTCCTGCACGAGAAGGCCAGGGACCCGTTCCGGCGCCTGCTGCGCATGTCGCGGGCCAATTACATGGAACTCGTGGTTGATGCGCTAGTCGGCCGCCTAGAGGTAGCCGGCTTCCAGTCGGATGCCGAAGGCAAGGCGGACGAGCGGGCTTGGGCGCTGTGGCAAGAGAACAACCTCGACAGCGGTAGCCAGCTCGGATTCCTGGAGGCGGCGATCCGTGGTGACGCCTACCTCATGGTCTCGCCCCCAGAGGGGAGTCGGACGGACTACCGAATCACTCCGGAGCATCCGACGCAAGTCATCACGGAGGCTAAGCCGGGGTCTCCTGGTGAGGATGCTGCCGCGCTCAAGCTGTGGATGGACGACTGGACCGGGCGGCTGTGCGCAACCGTCTACCTGCCGGGGAACATCTACAAGTTCGACGCCCCGGAGCCGAAGACCGGCGGAAAGCCTGTATGGGTCCGCCGCGAGGTTGCCGGCGAGCAGTGGGGCGGGAAGAACATTTTGGGCGAGGTGCCGTTCGGCCAGCTCGCCAACCGCCCGCGCATGCTGAAGCCGGGCGCCAGTGAGCTTCGATCTGTAACTGGCATCCAGGACCGCATCAACAAGACAATCGCGGACCGGATGATGACCCAGGAGTTCGCGGCGTTCCCACAGAAGTGGGTCACCGGCATGGAGATCCCGGTCGATGAGAACGGCCAGGACATCGAGCCGTTCGATGTCGCCGTGAACAAGATCCTCATCGCGGAGGAGAACGGAGCCAAGTTCGGCCAGTTCGCGGCCGCCGATCTGTCTGGCTATCTGAAGGGTAAGGAGGCCGATGTTCATGACATCGCCGCCATTACCTCTACGCCCCCGCACTACTTGCTCGGCAGCATGATCAATCTTTCGGCCGAGGCGCTGAAGGCAGCCGAAGCCGGACTGATCCACAAGATCTACCAGCGGCGCCGCTTCCTTGAGGAGGGCTTGGAGCGGACGATGCGGCTCGCCGGCATCGCCTCATCCCAGGCCCGCATCGTCTGGAAGTCTCCCGAGTGGCGCACCGAGGGTGAGCTGGTCGACGCTCTCGTGAAGATGAGTTCGCTCGGGGTGCCTCGCGAGGTGCTTTGGGAGCGCTGGGGGGCGACGCCGCAGGAGATCGAGCGCTGGCGCCTCATGAACGAGGAAGCGCTGACGCGAGCGCTGGACGGCGACTTGGCGGCCGAATACGGGCCGAAGCGGGAACCGGCTGAGCAGCCCGCACTGGAGGCGGGATCGTGACCTCGGCCGTTGATTTGGCCCGCGCCTACTACACCGGCCAAGCGCGGCTGTCCCGGAAGACCGCAGACCGCGTGCAGGTCCTCTGGCGGCAGATGGACAGGGGCAGGCTGACCGAGTCGTGGCAGGGTCTCGGTCCGGCTGTGCTCGAGGCGGTGAGGGCTGGACAGATGGCCGCGGCCGCGCAGGCCGACCTCTACCTTGACGCTGTCGTCGAGGCGGACGGTGATGATCCTGCGAAAGGCCCGAGGGTACGCCCCTCAGCTTTCGCCGGACAGGCGTCGGACGGTCGGCCGCTGGACAGCCTGCTGTACCTGTCTGTCATTACGACCAAGGAAGCGATTGCCGCTGGCGTCGCGGATGTGGATGCGATGATGCGGGGTCTCAACCAGCTGCTGCGCATGTCGGCGACTCAGGTGGCGGACGCTGGCCGCACGGCGGTTGGGGCGGGCATTGCGGGGCGCCGCACGATCCAGGGGTACATCAGGATCGCCGCGGCACCGTGCTGCGCGAGGTGCGCGATTCTCGCTGGCAAGGAGTTCGGCTGGAACAAGGGCTTCCAGCGGCATCCTCGCTGCGACTGCATCCACATGCCAGCCACACTCATCGCCCGCGGCCAGGGACGCGGCAACGGCCCGGTCCCTCGGCAGCGAGGATTGGTCACCGACCCGCAGGCCTACTTCAACTCGCTGTCGCGTCGTGAGCAGGAGCGGCTGTTCACCGTGGCCGGGGCTCGCGCGATCCGGGACGGCGCCGACATCACCTCGGTGGTGAATGCCCGCCGCGGTATGTATATCGCCGGGGCCTACCGACACCGCCTCGCTGCGACCCGCGAGGGCGCGACAACTCGCGGGGCCTTCTACCGCTCGGAGCGAGCCCGTGCCGTGGCCCGGGGACAGGTGCCCGCAAACGTCGGGAGGGCCTATCAGCTCCGCACCCCCCGGCTGATGCCGGAAGAGATCTACCGGCTCGCCGCGAGCCGGGACGAAGCCATCGCCATGCTGCGCCGCTTCGGCTACCTGACCTGACTGGGCGCAAGGCCCGGCCACTGATCCCGCAACGGGAGACCGCATGTCCGAAACAGCACCCGAGTCGGCCGCCGCCCCCGAGAGGGAGACGGCAACCGAGCCCACGACGCCTGAATCGTCAGCCACAGACGCTCCCCTGGGGCCGGCTGGGGAGAAGGCGCTCAACGAGTGGAAACAGCGCGCCAAGGTCGCAGAGAAGGCGGCCAAGGACCAGGCAGCCCGTCTGCAGGAGATCGAGGACCGCGACAAGACCGAGGTCCAGAAGGCGGCCGAGCGGGCCACCAAGGCCGAGCAGCGCGCCACCGCAATGGTGGAGCGGGCTGCAAGGGCCGAGGTTCGAGCGCTCGCCGCAGCGACATTCGCGGACCCCTCGGACGCCGCGGCTTTCCTGAACTTGGGCGACTTCGTCGACGACGACGGCGACATCGACAGCAAGGGCATCGAGAAGGCCCTCGCTGACCTGCTGAAGCGCAAGCCGCACCTCGCCCGCGAGGCTGCCCCGCCCTCATTCGACGGTGGCGCCCGCACGTCGGCATCGAAGCCGACCTCCATGAACGAGCTCATCCGCCAGCAGGCGGGCGCGAGCTGACATCGTCCGGCCCGGTTCTGGCCGGCCATTCCAAGGAAAGGCAGGCATAAGCCGTGGCCTACAACAACCTGACGAGCCGCACCGACGCTGCAGCTCTCATCCCCGAAGAGGTCTCCAAGGAGATGCTCGGCAAGGCCGTCGAAGACTCGGCGGCTCTGAGCATGTTCAAGCGCATCCCGGTTGCACGCGGCCAGGTTCGCCTGCCGATCCTGTCCGCCCTGCCGGTTGCCTACTGGGTCGCCGGTGACACGGGCCTGAAGCAGACCACCGAGGTCAACTGGGCGAACAAGTTCTTGAACGTGGAGGAGATGGCGACGATCGTCCCCTTCCCCGACAACGTCCTCGCCGACACCGACGCAGACCTGTGGGACGAGGCAGAGCCGCTGGTCCGTGAGGCCTTCGGGCGTCTCCTCGACTCCACGATCTTCTTCGGGACGAATGCGCCGAGCTCCTTCCCGACCAACATCCTCTCCGCAGCGACCGCAGCCGGCAATTCAGTCAACGAGGGCGCCACCGCGGCGAACGGTGGCTTCTTCGGCGACATCGACAACGTCTACGAGAAGGTCGAGGCCGACGGCTTCGAGGTCAACGGCTTCGTCGCCGCGACCTCTGCGAAGTCCAAGCTGCGCCGCGCCAGGGACACCCAGGGTCGCAAGCTCGACGAGTCCCGTGTCTCGGGCGACATGCGGACCCTGGACGGCTACCCGATCCAGTACGCCATGAAGGGCATGTTCCCCCTGGCTGGCGGTGCCGGCGTGGACGGCGTGCGGCTTTTCGCCGGCGACTGGTCGGAGTTCGTCATCGGTGTCCGCCAGGACATCACGATGAAGATCCTCGACCAGGCGGTCATCCAGGACAACACGGGCGCCATCATTTACAACCTGGCACAACAGGATATGACGGCCGTCCGTCTGACCTTCCGTGTCGGCTGGCAGGTCTCCAACCGGATCAACAACGAGCAGCCCGCCGAAGGCTCCCGCTACCCCGTCGGCGTGCTCAAGACCGTCGGCGCCTGACCCGAGCCCCACGAAGGAGACAGACATGGCTGACACCGCCCCCTACGTGCGGGTTATCGAGGAGAACGTTCCGGCGGTCTCGACCGCTGGCGCGTCCGACGACACCGTCCTCGCCCAGGCGCCGTTCGACTGCACAGTCACCAGCGTCGAGTACGTGCCCGAGGCCGCCATCACTGGCGCCGCGACGAACCACCGGGCCTACTCCCTCGTCAACAAGGGGCAGGCCGGTAGCGGTAGCGCCACCGTGGCGTCGCTTGCGTTCGACAGCGGCAGCGTCACCGCGTCGGCGAACAACGAGAAGGCGATCACCCTGTCCGGTACTGCCGCGAACCTGGATCTCACCTCAGGGGACACCCTTCTGTGGCGGTCCGTCGCGGTCGGCACCGGCATCACCGACCCCGGCGGCACCGTCCGGGTCACCGTTTCCAGGCGCTAGGAGGAACCGTGGCAGCGCGAAACACCGGCAAGTCCGACGGAGAGCCGCAGAACCAGCCGATTCCGGCTGACGACGAGGTCGCCAAGGAGGTCCAGCGCGCCACCGACAGGGCGCAGGAACAGGGTTTCTATGGCGTTGAGACCGACCCGACTCCGAACGAGCACTACACCGTGGCCGGCGTCGTCGAGGGCAAGCCGACCCCGGAAACCGACAGGAACGCGGCGGCGGAGGCCCGCAAGGCCGCCGGTCTCGCTTAAGGGTCCACCGACAGGAGGCCGCCATGGCACTGCCCCCATTCGCCACGGCGGCCGACCTCGCCGCCTTCACGCAGTCCGAGATACCTGCGGCCACGGCCGATCTGGCTCTCGCCGCGGCGTCGGCCGTCATCCGGAAATGGACCCGGCAGGACTTCACCCGGGTGACGGACGACGTCAAGGTTTTGCGAGTCCTGGACGAGCGTGAGCTGGTGCTTCCGCAGCGCCCCGTGGTGTCCGTCTCGCAGATCAGGGTGAACTCCCTCGTTCTGCAGGACTGGGTCCTGTCAGGTGACCGCCTGCTGAGAACAGGGGGTTGGCGGCGCCTGCCCGGGACCACGACGTACCCAGATCCGGGATTGGTCGAGGTCACCTACACGCATGGATGGGACGAGGTCCCGGACGACGTGCGGACGGTCTGTCTCGACCTAGCGTCCACGACGGTCACCAACCCGTCAGGACTGCGCTCTGTATCCATCGACGACTACAGCCGCACCTTCGCCTCCGAGACGCTCGGTTCCGGCAGCCTGTCGGAAGCGCACCGCAGCATCCTCAGTGCCTACCGGCGCCGCATCGGAACGGTGGCCACCCGGTGAGCGCCCTGGAATCCGCACTCGCTGCCGGCCGCGCGGAAGCCGAAGCCCTGATGCGCGACACGATCGTCCTTCACCGGCCAGGGCCAGACGTCTTCGACCGCGAGACGGGTCTGACGACCCCTGGCCCGCCGATCGTTGTCTTCTACACGGGCAAGGCCCGGGTCAAGGCCGCCCAGCTCGCAGACAGCGAGGTCCAGGCCGGCGAGCAGGAAGTCTCGCTGCGGCAGTACCGCATCACGCTTCCGTTCGGCACGGAGCTCCCGGCTACGGGAGAGCGCCCCCAGCCGGGCGACGTCGCCGACGTGACGGCCTCCCTCGACCCGAGGCTGGTCGGAGTGCGTCTTTGGGTGACTGGCTTTCAGTACGGCGACACAGCCACTGCATGGCGGATTATCACGGAGGACCGGTCATGAGCATCGACGCGAACACCCGCCAGCTGGACGCGCTTGCGGGCGTCTTCCGGGTGAACGCGGTGCGGGCCCAGATCCAGGTCCGTGCGGTCGTTGAACGCGGAGCCCTCAACGTGAAGAACGGCTGGCGCGCGAACGCAACCGCGACCGCAGGCGCCCACGCACGCCTCTACCCGAGCAGCATCAGCTACGACATGAAGCCGCATCCCACCGGCGCCGCAGCAGAGATCGGCCCGGACAAGTCCCGGCCGCAGGGCGCACTCGGCAACCTGTTGGAGTTCGGCTCGGTCAACAACGCCCCTCACAACGACGGCGGGCGGGCGCTTGCTGCTGAGCAGGCGGCGTTCATGCTGCACGTGGCCGCGATCGGTGCACAGATGGGCCGAGGATGAGCGCCCCCGGCATCCTGGCTCACCGCGACGCAGTGGTGGAGGCTCTCGAGGCCGTGAACCTTGCGGTCGGGAAGGGTGGGGCCCCCGAGCCGCTGCCCGCCTCCCGGATGTACGCCGTGGTCTACATGTCGCCTGGCCGTTCGGTGTCGGAGTCGCTCGCCGACCGGCGTGACGACTTCGACGGGCTGTTTCAGGTAACCGCTGTGGGTCCGACAGAGGAGCAATGTCTGTGGGTCGCCGACAAGGTCCGAGCCGCGCTCCACGCCGGCGTACAGGTGCCAGGACGGGCGACGTGGCGGCCTGAGGAGCTGGGTGGCCCGCCGGTCATCCGCGACGACGACGTGCAGCCCCCGCTGTGGTTCGCCCCCATCCAGTACACGATCCGCTCGACCTCGTAGGAGTCATGGTGGCCACACTCACCGTTCAGTCGATCCCCGCAGGCGGGCTCAGTCCCGCGTACAGTGCCGCGGCCGGAGGCGGCGACAAGCTCAAGCCTGGCAAGACGACGTTCCTGCACGTCATCAATGGCAGCGGCGCCCCCATCACGGTGACGATCGCGACCCCGGGCAACGTCTCCGGTCTCGCCATCGCGGACCGGGCGGTGACGGTCGGCGCCTCCGATGAGCAGATGATCCCGGTCCCTGCCGACCTCTACGGCAACGCGGCCGACTCGGGGCTCGCATCCGTCTCCTATTCGGCGGTCACGAGCGTGACCGTCGCCGCACTCCGTATCTGACCAGCCCAGCACCCCTGACGCCCCGCCTTGTCGGGGTCTTTTCTATGCCCCGAAGGAGGCACTGCCGTGTCTGATGTGATCAACGACGGCAAGACCCGGGTCGCCTGGGTGACGTCCATCGCCAGCATCTCCAGCCCTACTGTGGCCGAGCTGGAAGCCGGCATCGACCTGACCGAGCGGATCACGCCGGACGGTCTGAACATCCCGGCCGAGACCGCCGACGTCGACAACAGCTCGCTCGCGTCGACGTTCACCACCAACCGGGCTGGCCGCCGCAGCTTCAGCCCGGAGCTCACGTTCAAGCGCGGCGACAACCCCACCGACGACGCACCGTGGACCACGCTCGTCTACCAGGCGCTCGGATACCTCGTGGTGCGCCGTGTCCTGCCGTTCACCACCGCCTGGGCCGCGGGCCAGGAGGTCGAGGTCTACCCGGTGGAGTGCGGCGAGCGGAACACGACGCCTCCGGCGCCGAACGAGGTCGCGAAGTTCATGTCGCCGATGAAGCTGCGCGCGGAGCCGGAGACTTCGGCCGTGGTGGCCGCCTGATGCCCGACATCAAGGACGTCCTCAAGAAGGCGAAGCCGCGGGAGCACACGGTCCGGATCTGCCTGGCGGGCGACGTGGCAGCCGAGGTCGACCGCCTGGAGGCCGAGCTGGCCGCCCAGTCCAACTGGCAGCCGCAGAGCATGGCGGATCAGAACCCTGGTATCGCCGTGGCGGAGCGGATCGCAGAGGCCCGCGAGCGTATGCGCGAGGCCGAGGTCGAGTTCACCTTCCGGGCGCTCGGCAGGAAAGCCTGGTCGGACCTCGTCGCCCAGCATCCCGGCAAGACCGACGAAGAAGCATGGGACGCGGACACGCTCGCACCCGCCCTCGTCGCGGCAAGCTCGATCGACCCCGTCATGACGCCGGAGGATGTCGAGGAGCTGTTCGAGGCCCTGAACGTCGGGCAGCGGCAGCAGCTCACCGAGGCCGCGTGGCAGGTCAACGGGGAGGCAACGAGCGTCCCTTTCTCGCTGCACGCCTCCGCGATCCTCGCCTCCCGCACCGACGGGAAATAGAGACGGCGCGGGCGTGGGGAGTGCCCCGCTCCATCTTCCTCGGCCGGCCATGGCCACAGCCAGGAGAGCCCTTGTGGCTCGAGGATGACCGCGACTGGGCCTACGCCCTCAGCCTCGTGGAAGCAGACCGGTGCCCCGACTGCAGACAGCCGTGGGACGAGGCCACCGACCCGGCCAACGAGTTTGCCTGGCGCGGCGAACTCACCAAATGTCACGCGTGCGCCGCCGCTGCTCGCGCCATCACTCAACACGAAAAGGCCGGCGGGGACACCCGAGGCCTCCACGTCCACGTGACAAGGGGGTGAGCCGTGGCCGTCCGTACCGTCTCCGTGCTGCTGACCGCCGACATCACGGCATTTCGGACCCGTATGGAGGAGGCGTCCCGGACCTCGACCCGGACGTCGGCCGGCATCCGGGCCAGCATGCGTGACGCCGGCCGGACGATGACCCGTATCGGCGAGCATCAGCGGAGGACACTTCAGGCTGTTCAGGGCGGCAGTATCGCCCTCATCGCCGCCTTCGGGTTCGCCGTCGCAGCGGCGGCAAAGTTCGAGAAGGCCATGTCGAACGTCGAGGCTGTCACCCAGGCTTCGTCCGGTGAAATGGCAACTCTGCGGGCAGCGGCGTTGGAAGCTGGGCGCACCACAGCCTTCAGTGCCGTCCAGGCTGCTGATGCGATGCACGAACTGGCAAAGGCCGGTGTCAGCACCGCCGACATCGCGGGAGGCGCCCTCAAGGGCGCTCTGAACCTGGCCGCCGCCGCGGAGGTCAACGTCGCCGAAGGCGCGGAGATCGCGGCCAACGCCATGACCGTGTTCGGACTGAAGGGCAAGGACGTCGGCCACATCGCCGACCTGCTGGCCGCTGCCGCCAACAAGTCCACCACGGACGTGCACCAGATGGGCATGTCGCTGCGCATGGTTGGTCAGGTCGCTTCGCAGACTGGGCTATCCATCGAGGACACCGTGGGCGCCTTGACGCTCTTTGCCGCCGAGGGTCTCAAGGGCTCCGACGCCGGTACGTCGATGAAGGTCATGCTGCAGAGGTTGACCCCGCAGTCGAAGGAAGCCGCAGCCACGATGGAGACGCTCGGGCTGTCCGCCTACGACGCCCAGGGCAACTTCGTCGGCCTGCACGAGTTCGCTGGCCGAATGAAGACCGCTTTCTCGAACCTCACGCCCGAAGCCCGGAACGCGGCGATGGGCGTCATCTTCGGCTCCGACGCGGTCCGCGCGGCGAACATCCTCTACAAGCACGGCGAGCAGGGCTTGCGCACCTACACGGACGCCGTCAACGACCAGGGCTACGCGGCTGCAGTCGCGCAAACCCGCATGGACAACCTGATCGGCGACCTGAGGCTCCTTCGTAGCGCAATGGAGACCGCCCTCATCCAGACCGGCACGGCAGCGAACGCCGCGCTTCGCGACATGGTCCAGTGGATCACCCGGCTCGTGAACGCCTACAACACCCTGCCGCCGGGACTCCAGGAAGCTGCGGGCCTCATGACCGGCATCGTGGGCGTTCTCGGTCTTGTTGGCGCCTCCATCCTCCTGTTCCTTCCCCGCGTCATGATTGTGCGACGTGAGCTCGCGGCGCTCGGCGTGACAGCCGCTGCCACCCGGGCCTCGCTCCTCACCCTGGGCAAGCTCGGCCTCGTCCTCGGCACCATCGCCGCAATCGGCTGGGGCATCAATAAGGTCGCAGAACAGTTCCGCGAGGCCCCTCCGAACGTCACCAAGATGACCAACGCGCTCGTCGACTTCGCCCAGAAGGGAAAGGTCGCGGGCGAACTCACCCGCAACTTCGGCCAAGACCTCGACGGCTTCGGAGAGGCAGTGGCCCGCATCGCCCACCCCGGGCTGCTGGACAGGGTCGAGGACTTCTTCGGTACGTTCGACCCCGGTACGGAGCACGGCGGCCCAGGCCTCGACAAGGCCACCGAGAAGATCAAGGCAGTCGACGAGGCCCTCGCGTCCCTGGTCCAGTCAGGCAATCCGAAGCTCGCCGCTGAGAACTTCAGGGCCCTGGCGGCCGAGGCCGAAAAGGGCGGCACGTCGACGGACAAGCTCCGCACCCTGCTCCCTCAATACGCGGAAGCACTCACGACCGCAGACACCCAGACCAAACTCGCTGCCGACTCGCAGGGCGTCCTCGGTGACGAGACGGCGATGACGGCGGACGAGATGGCCGACCAGCGCACGGAGGCCGAGAAGCTCTCGGATGCCCTCAAAGCCCTGAACGGAGTGGCCATCAGTGCAGCCGAGAACGAGATCGCCTTCCGTGACTCGCTCGCCCAGCTCTCCGAGGCGGTAAAGGAAAACGGCAAGACCCTGGACGTCACCTCAGAGAAGGGGCGTGCGGTCAAGGGCGCCTTCCTCGACGCCGCGAAGGCCGCCATGGCCCACGCGGAATCTGTTGCCGAGCAGAAGGGCTCCGTCGAGGCCGGCAACATGGTCCTCGCCAAGAACATCGAGACCCTGCGCGCGACCATGTCCCAGGCGGGCTTCACCACAAAGCAGATCGACGAACTCACCGCAGCCTACGTGCAGCTGCCGCCCACGGCGTCGACCCACGTGTCGGCCCCGGGCGCTGTTGCCGCACACGGCGAACTTGTGGCGCTTCACGCGAAGCTGGCCGCTCTTCCGCCAGGAAAGACGGTGACCGTCAAGGCACCCACCGCCGGGGCGATCCAGGAACTGACCCGGCTCGGATACCGCGTTGAGCATCTCCCGAACGGCACAGTCCGCATCAGCGCCCCGACAGGGCCGGTCTACGCAGCGCTCAGAGGGCTCGAGGCGCGTATCAACGAGCTCGACGGCCGGACGATCAGTGTGACGACCCTCTACTTTCAGAAGGGGCGTCCGCCAGGACCGTATGCCGACAGCTACGAGTTCGGCCGAGCTGGCGGCGGACGGATCAACAAGCTCGCCTCGGGCGGCCAAGTCCAAGGTTTCCCGACCGGTGGCTCCGTGGTCGGACCGGGCAGCTCGACGAGCGACAGCGTCCCGGCGTGGCTGTCGAACGGCGAGTACGTCATCAGGGCGTCCGCCGTCCGTCACTGGGGCCTCGGGATGCTCGACAGGCTGAACACGATGCGTACCCCCGGCGCTCTGATGCCTGCCCGCATGTTTCCGTCGGCGCCCCGCAAGACGGCCGGAGGGGGAGTGTCGGAGCAGCACATCACATACAACGTGTACCCGCGCAAGTCGGTCATCGACGCCGGTGATCTCCGGCTGATCCAGAGGCAGGAAGAGGCCCGGTCACGGGTGGGGAGGCCGCGGTAGATGCCCATCATCACCACAGCGGCAGCATCACCTGCCCCGCCGCCGGTCCTCGTGCCCGAAACCGGGTACATCTCGGTCACCTACTACGACCCCGCCGGGACGGAGTGGCCGCTGACAGACCCGTCGGTGGGCTGGCACACGCTCGCCGACGGCGTCTCTGGCCTCGGTGCGGCTCCTGTGGAGCTCACCACGGACCCGCATCCCCGCGGCGGGTCCAGGCTCCGGCACATACAGCCGCTGGCCCGCTCGATCGTGTGGCCACTTCATGTGTCCGGGGCCACCCATGCGGAGTTCATTGCACGCTGGCGTGACCTGGCTCGGGCATTCACACGGACGCTCCGCGACGGTCCAGGCCTGCTGGAGGTTGCCCGGCCTGACGGCAGCCGCCGCCACATCCGGGTGTACTACGAGGACGGCTTCGACGGGCAGAGCAGCCGGAACGGGTCGAGCCCGCTGTACGACAGCGCGGTCCTCACCCTGTACTGCGAAGACCCGTATTGGGTGGACCCCGTCGCCGAGACAGTGCACCGCAAGTACGGCTCGGCGGTACCGTTCCTCAGCCCGTTCCCGACGGTGTCATCCGGCCAGCTCCTGGGCTCAACGACGGTTACGAACCCGGGTGACGTAGTGGTCTGGCCGACGTGGACCATCACCGGTCCCGCCAGCCTCGTGACCTTCACGCGAACCGACACCGGCGAGTCCTTCGTGCTCAATCCGACCGCGGTAGGCCACGGGAACCTCCTGGCAGAGGAACAGGTCACGGTCCGCACCGACCCGCCACAGGTCCGATACCAGGACGGCTCGAACTGGATCGGCGCCCTGGACTGGCCGTCCGCCTCGCTGTGGTCGCTGCCCCCCGGGAGTACTCCGGTGACATTCCAGCTCGACGGATCTGCCGCCGGGTCGGCCGTCGAGATGACCTTCAACCCGCGCTTCGAGACGGCCTGAGGAGGTGAGCGTGTCGATCCAGCTCCTTGTGACCAACGGCGCGCTCGCCATTCAGGGCGACCCGCTCGTCGACTGGACGAACCTGGACGTCACGGTGCGCTTCAACGAGCCCGGCTCCGGCACGGTCACTCTGCCAGCCCATCCGGCGACCATGGCCCAGCTGCAGCCCGGCAACCGCCTCATGGTCATCCGCGACGGCGAGGTGTGGATGGCCGGCCCCATGGAAGTCCCGGTCGACTTCTCATGGAGCATCGGCGAGAGCGGCGATGCACCCCCTGGCAAAGTGACCGTGGCCTTCTCCGACGATCTCGCCCGCCCTGCCGGCTACCTGACCTGGCCCGCCCCGGCCTCCGTCTGGTCAGCCCAGCCGAACACGGCGAGACAGATCACCGCCACTAACGCCGAGACGATCATCCGAACCCTCGTAAACGAGAACTGCGGACCGGGTGCCCTTGCCGCAAGGCAGATCACGGGGTTCGCACTCGCCGCGGCGGCCGGGGTAGGCACCACGACATCGGTGAACACCCGGTTCGAGGGCCTGCTGGCCGCCTGCCGCCGCGTGGCGATCGCCGGCGGCGGCCTCGGCTTCCGCACCCGTCAGACAAGCTCGCAGATCGAGTTCGAGGTGTACGCGCCAGTAGACAGAACCCTCACCGCGCGCTTCTCTTCCGGACTGGGCAACCTCCGGTCGGTGCAGTACAAGCAGTCGGCTCCGACGGTCACACACGCCCTGGTCACTGGATCCGACCAGGCCACGCCTCGCGCCTACGTCGACGTCTCCGACGCCGCCGCGGCGTCTGCATGGTGGCGCGTAGAGCAGCTTGTGGCGGGCACTGCCGACAACAACACGGGGGGCGAGCTCACCCAGGACGGCACCGAGGCGCTTGCCTCGGGCGCCGCCCCGGTGGAGCTGGCCACCGTCACGGTAGACACCGAAGACCTAAAAGCCGGCCGCGACTTCGGACTCGGCGACCGAGTCACTGTCGCCCTGCCGACCGGCGTGGAGGTGATCGACCTGGTGCGCTCCATCCATCTGCAAGCCACCCCGACCAGCGGCGAGTACGTCACCTCGCTGATCGGATCCCCGGAGGCCACTTCTGATCCCGCGATGGTGCGGCTGGTACGCGAGCTGGGCCGCAGGCTCGGCCGAATCGAAGCGAGGTAGAGCATGGCCCAGGACTCCTGGCCGTCACCGAATCACAGCTCAGGCTCGGTCACTCAGGCCGAGTATGAGCGGATCGCCCAGCGGTTCTCCGACGACGGCGTTGACGGATCCCCGGCCGACACCGCAGTCGTGGCCGCAGGCGCCGGACTGCAGGTCACCGTCCGCTCGGGCGTCTACGCTTCCGTGCGCGGGTTCGCCTGGTCGTCTGGGACCGTTGACACGTCCCTCGCGATCGGTAGCAACTCGTCCGGTTCTACCCGGGTCGACCGGGTCGTCTTGCGCCTCGACCGTTCGACCTGGGACGTCCGTGCCGTGGTGGTCGCTGGCACTCCCGGTGCCGGTGCCCCTGCCCTGACGCAGAGCACCGGGTCGACTGGCCTGTTTGAGGTTTCCCTCGCGAAGGTCACGGTGATCAATGCCGCCGCCTCAGTCACGGTGACGCGCGACGAGCAGTACATCGGCAACCGCATTCGGCCGTGCACCTCGGCCACACGCCCTCTGGCCCCGCGCCGCGGAGAGCAGATCTTCGAGACAGACACCTCGAGGTGGTACGGCTGGACCGGCAGCAGCTGGGAACTGGTCCACCAGGACACAGGCGAGCTGACCCTCGGCGCAGGCTTCTCTGAATGGGCTCCCTTCGGCGACTCAGTCGGCCGCTTGATCGGCAACGTCGTGTCACTACGACTGGGTAGATCGCGCACCGGCTCGACCCTCCTGCGGAGCAATCAGGACGGATCCAAGATCGCCACAGTTCCCACCGCACTACGGCCAGACCGCGACCAGTACTTCACGGGTCAGTTCTCAAGCGGAGTCAACGGCCGCGTCGAGGTACGGGCCAGTGGAGAGATCTGGATCCGGAACCTGTCGGCCGATGTCCCAGCCGGTCAGATCATCTTGATCACTGCGACCTATCTGAAGTACTGACAGAAGGAGGCACTGTGGCTCGCCACCGCTTTGGCGGCATCGCCGACTACGTGATCTCAGTGGGCACCGCCAACGCGGCCACCCTCCAGCCCGGAGCAACGATCACATGCTGGAACCAGCCCTCCGGAGGCGCCCAGCACACCGACCTGCTGGCGACCGACCTCGTCACACCCATCACAGGCGGCGAACTCACCGCCGACAGCACCGGGGCGGTACCCGAGTTCTACGGCCCCGACGGAGTCCGCAGCCTCTACCTAGACGCCAACGGCGGCGCCGGCCCGAGGCGTTCCACGACGGCCCTCGACATGGGTGACGACCTCACGGCCGTCGAGACCGACCTCAATACGCTCGAAGCGACAGCCCTGGCCAAGTCCGTCGTGACGACGAGCGGCGACCTCATCACAGGAACCGGGATAGGCACAGTCACAAGGGTCGGCGTGGCCAGCAACGGCATGACTCTAGTCGCTGACTCTCTCGCAGCTGGGGGCATGCGCTGGGGTGCGCACTGGCGCCGTCGCGATCTGCCCGACCCGCTGGCGGCGGACGCCGTTTCCAGTGAAGTGCCGACGGTCACCCTGACCGGGCCGCAGTCGACCTCCAGCATCGCCTCGGCACAGGCCCTGCTCGCCCCGAACATGGGCCCCTTCCTGTACCAGGGAGCGGGATCGTTCCAGTTCGGCGCGACGTTCCCCGACACGACCCTGTATCTGCCGACGTCCCGCTACCCCAACACCTACGCGAGCGGGCAGGCCAACTGGGCGGTGGAGTTCGAGACCGACGCGGCGCAGTTCGAGATTCTCTTCAAGTACATCTCGACTGCGACGCGGTACCGACTCACGGTCAACGGCCGCAGGGTGACAGACCTGGCACAGGCGACAGGCGCCTCCTCGGCCGGCTCGCGCTACGTACTCAAGTTCGCCTTCGCGAGCGCGATACCGCGCCGGATCCGGTTCGACTTCACCACCATGCCGTTCGGGGGCCTCTTCCTGCCGCCAGGGGCCACCGCATGGAAGCCAGCCTCCCAAGGTGGCCGGCTCGGCGTCCTCGGCGACAGCATCAGCGACGGATCCGCACAGAACGCAGGCGCAGGGATCGGCACCTGGACCTACCGAGCTGGCCGCCTGCTCGGCTGCACCGACGTATGGGACCAGAGCCGCGGCGGCACCGGCTACATCACCCCCGGCAGCTTCACCACCTTCGGCGGCCGCGTCGCAGGCGACATCGCCCCCTACGCGTTCGACCGGCTCATCGTCTGGGGCGGCTACAACGACAACGGAGGAAGCCAGCCCTCGATCCAGACAGCAGCGGAATCCCTGTTCGCGACCCTGAAGGACGAAGTCGTGCCGGGCGGCGAGGTGTACGTGATCGGCTGCTGGTCGCCCTCCGGGACGCCGGCCGCCTCCCTCACCAACACCGACGCCACACTGAAGGCTGCAGCTGCAGTCGCCGGTCTGCCGTTCATCTCGCCGATCACCGGCTCCATCTACAACGCGGCGGGCACTCTGGTCGACACCCAGGGCGCTTGGATCACCACAGCAAACGCGGCCACTTACGTCGGGGCCGACAACGTCCACCCCACCGACGCTGGCCACACCTACCTTGCCCGCCGGATCGTCGAAGCGCTCCGCACCCTCATGCCTGCCTGATCCTCGATCCTCTCCGCTCGCCTCGCGCCGCGCCGGCCGGGGCCTTCTTCATGTCTGGAGGCCTCATGGCCATCAAGCTCGTTCGTCGGTCCGAGTGGGGAGCGCGAGACTACCGGCTGCCGTCGGGCGCCACTCTGTACAGCGGCGAGCGCCGCCGCGGCGTGAAGGTTCACTACCTCGGCACCCGCTACACCGAGCGCGCTCACTCGCAGTGCGCCGCCTACGTCCGGCAGCTCCAGGCCCAGCACATGGACGGCAACGGCTGGTCTGACATCGGCTACTCCTTCCTCGTCTGCACCCATGGCTACGTGTACGAGGGGCGTGGCCTGCGCCGCCGCAACTCCGCCAACGGCAACACCACCCTGAACGACCAGGACTACGCGGTGTGCGGACTCGTCGGCTCGTCCGGCCTGACCATCCCGCCGCCCGCACAGGTGGATGGCTTGCGTGACGCCATCGACTACTGCCGCGCAGAAGGCCCCGCAGGGGCGTGGCTCGGCGGCCACCGCGACGGCTACGCCACCAGCTGCCCAGGCGATGCGCTCTACAAGTGGGTTCACGCCGGCGCCCCTCGATCCACCACACCCCTTCCGGAGGACGACATGCCCACCCCCGCTGAGATCGCCACCGCCGTGTGGGCCCACAAGGAGCAGGGCCCGCCCGACGGCAAGCCCGTCCGTGTGGGCGCGGTCATGGGCTGGATGGACCACGTCCACTCCAACCAGAACGCCGCGCTGCGCGACATCGCTGGGAAGGTCGCCAACCTCCAGCAGCCGGCCCTCACCCCCGAGCAGGTCACGGCCATCGCTGACCAGCTCGCCGCGTCCCCCGTGCTCGCCGAGCAGATCGCCGAGCTCGTCGCCGACAAGCTCGCCACCCGCCTCACCAACTGAACTGGAGAACCTCATGCGCATCTTCGGACGCGAGCCCGTCTTCATCCTCGCCTTCGTGGCCATCGGCCTAAAGCTCGGATCCGCATACGGCCTCGACGTCTCCGACGCCCAACAGGGCGCCATCATGGCCGTCCTGTCGCTGATCGTCGCCGTCGTCAACGCCATCGTGCTCCGCACCGGCGCCGCCGCGGCCGCCATCGTGAACCTCGCCCAGGGCCTGCTGGCCCTGTTCCTCGCCTTCGGGCTTCACATGACCGCCGAGCAGCAGGCCCTGTGGATGCTGATCGTCGAGTCCGCCGTCGCGCTCGCGATCCGCCGTGAGGTGACCGCTCCGGTGGCCGCGCTGCCGATCGAGCAGGGCAGCCCCGTCAAGACGCCCGCCGCCTGATCGGAGCACCGCGCATGGCCGACGAGCCGACCCCCGGGGAAATGGTCCGCCGCCTGGAAGATCGGCTCGCCGACGTCCGCGACGACATCCAGCAACTCGGCCGGCGTATGGACGAGAAGGTCGACCAGAAGGTCTACGACCTGCGTCACGAGGCGCTGACCACTCGGGTCACGACCCTGGAGACCCTGCGGGAGAAGGACGCCGACAAGCTGGTCGCCACTCGCCGGTGGCTGATCGGCGCCGTCGTCATTCCTCTGGTGGCGGTGCTGATGCCCGTCATCATCCTCCTCAGCCAAGGAGCTGGGTCATGATCCGCAAGCAGCTGCGCGCCGAGGAGAAGCGCTGGCGCCGGGGTGACGCGCTCGCCCTGGCGGCGGCCGTCGTCCTCGGTCTCATCATGGCGGGGATCCTGATCAGCGTCCGGTCGCTTCAGGTGGAGCTCCGTGCGGCGAACGAGGCGCGCGATCAGCTGGCCGCGCAGGTGGAGCGGATGGGAGGTGACCCGGTGGCGGGCCCGCCAGGTTCCCGCGGCGAGCCCGGCCGCAGCATCGAGGGGCCACCAGGGCCGTCCGGCCCTCCAGGGGATCCCGGCCCGACTGGCCCTGCAGGTCCGGCTGGAAGCCCGGGGCCGACCGGGCCGTCTGGGAGCCCCGGAGCGTCCGGTACAGACGGGGTCGGAACGGTGGGACCGTCCGGACCTCCGGGGCCCGCGGGTCCGGCAGGCCCTACCGGCCCGGCCGGGCCGCAGGGTGAACCCGGGCCGGCAGGGCAGGACGGCGCCGACGGCCGCGATGGTGTCGACGGCAAGGACGGGCAGGCTTGCCCCGACGGATACTCGCTGCAGCCGCCCAAGGACGACCCGGACGCACTGGTCTGCCGCCGCGACGGGGCTCCTCAGCCCGACAACGGCGGCAGCCTGCTCGGCTCCGCACTACTCGCGACGACCGCCGCGTACAGGAGGCTCCCGTGAGCGACCAGCAAGTCGAAGCCCAACCGGAGCCGCCTGCCGAACTCCCGGCCGAGCGGCCCGTGCAGCGGCGGATCGACGCGTCTGCCGCCGACATGGGAACCCTCGTCGACATGGGCGTCCTCGAGGAGCAGACCCAGCCCCCACCGGACGAGCCCCCAGGTCCGCCGCCCGAGGAACAGGCCAACGCCCTCGCCCTCGATGCGGCCCTCGCCGAAGTCGGCGTCACGAAGACCATGGCCGACGATCAGGCAGTCACCGCGCTCGCCAAGCTGGACCCGGCGACCGTCCAGGCCATCACCACATGGGTCAAGCACAAGAAGAAGGACCCCGTAGCCAAGTGACACGCCCCCGCCCGTCTGGGCGGGGGCGTTTTGCTGTGCCAGGAGTCGAGCGTCGAGCTAGGCCCGGAGCACATCCACGTAGACGTCCACTCGCACCTCGGTCCGCCTCGTCCCATCCTCGTCGATGAAGGCGGAGTAGGCAGTGTGGCGATCAGTGACCCTGAGAGGAGTGCCAAACAGCCTCACCTTCTCTCCTGGCGTCGGGACATGTACCGCGCCCTGCAGCTTGGCGAGGAACGTGCCTCCGCTAGTGACGGGTACTTCGCTCTGATCGGCAGGCAGCTTGTACCACCAGAAGCTGACGGTCTGCTCGGGCTCACGGGGGCCGGTCCCGTCGAAGTGCGTGTCGACCATGTCGTCGGCGTGGGACTGGTAGGCGGAGATGATCTGGTCGATCTCGTCAGGCCGCTCATCGATCCTCAGCACCTGCGCAGCCAACGGCTGCTCGATGTCGCCGATCAGCTCTCCAAGGATGCGGTGAAGATCCTCCCAGGGCAGGTCGCTGCGGGTGTCGATCGTGGCCGTGGCCAGGTACGCCTCGGAACCGTTGGCGAGGTTGTCGGGCTGCTCATCGACCCAGGTGTCGACCTTCAGCAGGCGCACGCGGACGCTGGGGTGATCGAACAGGTAGGACATGACCTCGCGTTGAATCTTCTCCGCGGGCATGCCAGCGGGCGCGTCGATCCGCGCCAGCACCTTGTATGTGGAGTCCATGGCACTTCTCCCTTGCGTTTGATGAGGAATCTGCCTCGACTGTTGCCGTAGGCCATCCCCGCGCACGCGGGGAGAAGAGGTGCATCCCCTGACCATAGGGGCGTGGGTGCGGTGTTCTGACTCAGCGGCGGCCGTCGCGGATCTGGTAGATCCGTGCGCGGCTGAGGTCGGCGCGTTCGGCGATGGAGATGACGGAGGCGCCGACCTTGAGGGCGTCGCGGATCGCTGCGTCGCGCTCCTCTACAGCCTTGTTCAGACCCTGAGCCGCGGCCTCGACGTTGATGAGAGCGCGCTCGCGGGGGCTGTCGGTGGGGGCGTCGCTGAGGGCTTCGGCGAGGATCTCCCACTGGTCGTCGAGGGGGGTGCCGTCGTCGTCGGTGTCGATGTCGCAGTTGTCGACGAGGGCGAGGACGTCTTCGCGCTTGATGACGTCGTACTCGTCGCCGCGGTCGACCTCGTTGGTGCGGCCGTGGAAGAGGTCCTGGATCTGCTCGATGCTGAGGTTCATGGCGGTGCCCCCTCTCGGCGCCACCCTGTGTAGCGCGCTACACATAGATTGCAGCCATGGCGCCCTGACGTCAAGCGCGCTATACAGCCTGACTGTTCATCAATCGGTCGAGATGTGAACCTGAACGGCGATCAGGTCGAACTTCCCTAACTGCTGCAGAAGTTGTTCAGAAACCCGTTCATCAATCTGCTAGCGTTCAGATACGTTGACAGACGTTTCCTGAACGGAAGGGGAGTGGGATGGCGCTAGTCGGTCTGGTCCGAGTCAGCACCGACAAGCAGAACACCCAGCGGCAGCACGACGCTCTTGAGCCGATCTGCATCAAGGTCTTCGAAGAGAAGATGAGCGGCAAGCTCCTGACCGAGGAACGCCCCGGCCTGTTGGCCGCGATCGAGTACGTGCGCGAAGGCGACATGCTCTGCGTTCAGGAGGTAGACCGCCTGGGCCGCAACCTCCTCGAAGGGCTCATCGTCCTGAACGACCTCTTCGAGCGAGGCATCGCAGTCAAGGTGCTCGAGGGCATCGCGGCCGGCGAGCACAAGGAGAGGTCGCTGATTCTCGACCTCGCCCTCGCCCTCGCCGAGGACCGGCGACGGGACATCGTGCGGAAGACAAAGGATGGCCTGGAGGCTGCACGCAAGCGCGGCCGGGTCGGCGGACGGAAGCCGGTGATGACGGAGGCGCTGACCATCCAGGCCGCAGCTCTGCGGGAGCGCGGCTTCACGATCCGCCAGATCCAGCCGCATCTCCGCATCGCCGAAGGGAAGAGCAAGGGGAAGAACCCCAGCATCGGCGCCATCTCACAGGCCCTACGCCTCCACGACCAGGCGAGTGAGGTGACGGCATGACAGTCAACCCAGTCTGTTGGTACTGGCCCGTCCAACTCCCACCAGGGGGCGAGGCAAAGCAGCGATTCATTGAGCGTGCCGAGCGAAACGGATGCACTCCCGGGCAAGCGCAGGTTCTATGGCGTCTCGAATGCGCCGCCGACGCAGTCACCGGCGGCGACGCCGCCGCCCTCGCGGAGTGGCAGGACGGCCGCTGCGCGATCTGCGGCAAGGCGAGAGACCTGGTCTGCGACCACGATCACGCGACAGGGCTTGTACGTGGCTGGCTGTGCAACTCTTGCAACACTCTCGAAGGGGCCAACCAGGACCCAGACACGATCTTCGCGCGCTACCGCGAACGGCATCCGAGTCGGATCCTTGGCCTAACGATCCGCTACCTCAATCCCGTGACGGGCGAGCACGCCCTACCGCAGCTGCCTCGCGAGGAGAGCGACGAAGACGCCTGGACGGATGCAGCGTCCGAGGGTATCGGGCTGTAGCCGCACAACGAAGCCCCGCCCTAGGAGGCGGGGCCGGTCGCACGTCCTGTCACAGCAGGTCCTGCTTGGTGAGGGTTTCATGCGGCCGCCAGCGACCGTCTTCCCACTCCTCCACGCGAGCGCGTTCAGCGGTGGTATCAAACAGGAACCCGCGTAGGGTCAACTGTGCATCGTCCTCGCTCGTGCAGTCGAGCGATGTCTGGCCTCCGTCCCTTCCGAAGGCGGTGACTCGCCAGGGCTTGTCGGGACTTGACTCCATGGCCGTTCCTCCGCGTGGTCCGAAAGCCGCGAGTGTAGCGCGGGCCGGGTGCTCGCAGCGCTTAGGGGAACGTTATGCGCTGGTCTCGCTGACAGGAACGACGAAGGCCCCTCCGCCTGGAGGGGCCTTCGGTGTCTGGTGCGGTCGCCGACGCGGGGTACTCCCCGCGCCCTTGCGGGTCGCTGCAAACAATCGGCGACCGCTCTGTCAAGTTACGACGCGGGCGCCCCTCTGTCAGTCCCCGTGCACGATCATTCTTTTTCAGCCGCAGCATCTACCCGACTGGCCGGATTCAGGTGCATGCTGTGGGGGCCGGCCTCCCCGCCACCCCCGTCGGGGGACCAGTTACGGCCCCGCCCGCCGCTGAGCAGGCGGGGCCGCGCTGTGCTGTCAGCCTCAGGAACATCCAGGCGTGCGATCACAGCCAGGGCCTGCATAGTGTGGGATTCCGTCCCCAGGGGGGTGCCTGGGAGGTCTGCATGCCCCGCCACATCTGGTCCGGCGCGATCAGCTTCGGGTTGGTCACCGTGCCGATCAAGCTGGAGCCGGCCACCGAGTCGCACGCGATCTCCTTCAACCAGGTCCACGTGAAGGACGGCGGCCGCATCCGCTACCGCAAGGTGTGTGAGATCGACGGCGAGGAACTGCACCAGGACGAGATCGGCAAGGGCTACGAGATCTCCAAGGACAACGTCATCCCCATCACCGACGACGACCTCGCCGGCCTGCCGCTGCCGACCGCGAAAGCGATCGACATCGTCTCGTTCGTCCCGTGGGACTCCATCGACCGCCGGCACATCGGCGAGGCGTCCTACTACCTCAGCGCCGACGGCCAGGTCGCAGCCAAGCCGTACACGCTCCTCCGGCAGGCGCTCGGCAGGAACGAGAAGGTGGCCGTGGCGAAGTTCGCCCTCCGCGGCCGGGAGCGTCTCGGCCTGCTCCGCCCCTACGGCGACGCGCTGCTGCTGCACGCGATGCGCTGGGACGACGAAGTGAGGTCCCCGGACGAGCTCCGCCCCGACGAGACCCCGCTCACCGAGCAGGAGATCGAGGGCGCGCTCGCGCTCCTGGAGACCATGTCGGTCGACCGCCTCGACGACCTGGAGCTGGTCGACCACTACCGCGAGGCGCTGGCCGAGGTCATCGACGCGAAGGCCGAGCACCGTCAGCCGAAGGCCCCGGAGGGCGAGGAGGCGCCGGCCGGGAAGGTCATGGACCTCATGGCCGCGCTGGAGGAGTCCGTCGCCAAGGCGAAGGAAGCCCGCGGCGAGACGGGCGAGGACGCCACCGTCCACCAGATGCCGGCGCCGAAGAAGAAGGCCGCGGCCAAGAAGAAGGAGCCCGCGAAGAAGACGGCCGCCAAGAAGACCACGGCGAAGAAGGCCACGAAGAAGCGGGCTTCCTAGGGCGTCCCGCCGCCGGGCAGCCGCCGGGGCCGCGGCTTCTCGATCCCGAACTGGGAGAGGCTGCTGAACACGTTGCAGATCTCGCACATCTCCATGGCCGGGAACTCCCTCAGTGCAACGAAGACCTCGTCGGACGACAGGAGGCCAGTCTGGCGCGGGTCGACGCGGCAGTTCCCGCGGTGCAGCATCGGTTGCCCCTCCACCGCCCGCGAGGGCAGGACCTTCCACGACATCTCCGCGCGCGCCACGGCCCGCCGCCGCTCTTCCTCCTTCTCCTCGGCTTCGAGCTGGCGGATCGCCTTGCGGGTCTGCGCGGCCTGGTACTCCAGCCACGTCAGGACGGTGCGCTGCTTCTCGAGGCGCTCGGAGATGGACATGGAGCTCATGGCTCGAATGCTACGTCTGTTCGAATTCGCAGCGCCAGCCACCCGGGACTGTCAGCGCCCCCTCGTACAGTGATGGGATCCCATCCGCGCTTGCTGGCTGCAGCGCACTCGGACCCGCCCGTCGGACCCCACTCGGGGACAGCGCCCGACGGGCGGGACGCATTCGGGCAGTCAGCCCTCGTCAGGCTCGGGGTGCAGCACGGCCCGCTTCAGCGCGGCCTCGACCTCGAAGCGGTTCGCCCCGGTCGCCTTCGCGTGCTCAGTCACGGCGGCGTGGAGCCGTTCGGCAGCCTCACGCCAGGGCCGCCACGCCTCCGCGCTGTACGCGCCGGCCGTGGAGATGCGCTGCGCCTCCACGGCTTCGCGCTGCAATTGGATCAGTTCGTCAGAGAGTTCGATGGCCACGGCCGGATCCTAAGCGGCGAGGCCCTGGTCGCCCTGCTGCGCCTCGGCCCATGCCGCCACAAGCACTCGGTAGATCCGCTGCTCGTCTGCCGTCAGGGAGCGCTGCTCCTCGCCGGCGCGGGTCCACAGGGTGCGGATCGCTTCGTTCAGCGCCTTGGGACTTGGGGTCTCTCTGTGCGACTCGGACATGCATCCAGGGTATGGGTGGGGTCTGACAGACCTGGCACCTCTCGGGCGTGGGGTCGGCCACGTGGCCCGCTTGGAGAGTTGCATGCGGCGACCTCGCGGTTGAGGCTCGAAGTGTTGTCGGAAGCTCATAAATGCGGAGCCCACTCTTCCGCGACGCTCATCTTTCAGCCACACTCGTGACGAGTTCCGCACGGACGGTAGCCAACGACCACCTCCGTGCGACACCTACGTCATGCCCTTGATCAGGGCAGCAGGTCGCGCGCGGGTACGTTCAGGGCTCGCGCCACACGCAGGAGGTGGCTGAATTTGGCGTCATTCTGGCCGCCCTCGATGCGCTGGATCGTGGACCGGTCGATCTCGGCACGGTGGGCGAGTTCCTCTTGGGTGAGGTCGGCATAGAGCCGGGCATCACGGATCCGCCGCCCTAGCGCCTGCTGGGCGCTGATGATCCATTCGGGCTGGTCGGCGGGCACTCGACAAACGCTCGACGGATCATGATCGTTTGTCAGCAGCTACTTTGCGGCTTTTTATGATCATGGTTCAAACCGGAGGGGTGGGGTATGGCCGGAAGTGACGCATCCGCTTGGCCCTGTGACGCTCTGGCATATGCCGTAGCCGTGGGTCTATCGTCGTGAATAGAACGTGTGTTCACTCGAAGGGATGAACGGCGACGTGGCAGCTGCACTCAGGGGGCATGAGGGAGTGGGCGGCGCCGGCGTCCGGCTGCGGCTCCTTGGCACTGGCACGGCCCTCAGCGGCCGCGGGATGACAGCTTCTGCGGAGACGGTAATGACCCCTGACGCAATCCTGGCCCACTACTCGTGGGCCATCGGATCGTGCTTCCGCTGCGGGGAGTCCCAAGTTTTCGCGACTCGCATCGACGAGATCGTCACGCCGCGGGGGGACAGGTACGAGCTGTGTGCATGCGGCAGCTGCGTTCTGAGCCTAGAGGAGGAGCGTCGCCGCTTCGCCGAGCGCAAGGGGCTGTCCTACCAGCCCGGCAGTCTCGGCGCGTAGCGCTGTAGACAGCCCCGGGTCGATTGCCAGACAGAGTTCGAGGAGGCCTGTAGACATGCCGGATGAGGGCCTTGGCTGGGGGGCAGCTGGGGAGAATTGGGGGAGTGGGGAGTGTTCGGGGAGGAGGAGATCGGAACAGATCGACCCCACATCAACCCTCAGTCGGAACTCATCGGAACAGGTCGGACCAGGGAAAACGCGAGGGCGGTCGGCCCTCGCGCCTTCAGTTGCAGGTGGAGAAATCCCGGGGTACAGAACCCGGCGTACAGCCCGACTCGTCTGCCCCTTAAGTCTCTGACCTGGGACTTAAGGGGTTTTTTCTTGATCGAAATCCCCGCTGGGGAGAATCTGGGGAGAATCAGAACCGGA